TTAGTTGGTGGATAGGAAGGTTGTAACAATCGCTCTTAACTACATAGCCATTGTCGGGATCGATTGTACCCTTAGTCAGATACTTTGCGTCAAGCATGTATTGTTGTTTTTCGTACACACCCAAGAACCATCCTACACTGAAGTCGTTCTTCACACGAACGAAAGCATAGTAGTCACATCCTTGCTTGGTATTCAAAGCAGCAATAGAACACTCATAGGTTTCTAACGGTTTGACAGAAGTCTGCTTGGTCTTCACATCCACTGTCTTACCGTTACACAAGATGAGGTCATAGTCGTAGGTGTTAGCGAGTACACCTCCCATGACCTGCTGAGCAACCGCTTCACCTATGAAGCCAGCTAAGTTGCCTGCCCCACTGATGATGCTATTACGCAGTCTGCCCATCTCTGCCGCTTTGTCTCTGGCAGTGACGAGCATGTCGCCTGTGATGACAACTTCAATCATCTTTCTTGTCTGGAATTAGTTCACCGATTTGGTCGAACTTACCAAGATAGATTTTGAGGAAGGGTAGTAAGATGATGATGCCATCATAGGCATGCAACGTGTCATACTTTTCACCAGTGTCAACGATGTGACAGATGTCTTCGTTGTATTCAATGTCAAAGCCGATGCCTTGTCGCAGGTTTACGATGATCATTATTGACGATCCTCATAAAGTGTTTTGGCAATGATGTAGTTCTTCACCAAACTACTACGGACAATGTCATCCATACCAAACTCAAAGCGGCTGAACTCTCGCATGTCCTGCACAATGTCCAAGAACTTAGGCAAGCCTGTCTTGTCATCCTTCTTCTTCAAGTCAGTCTGTCTGATGTCACCACAGTAGATGATCTTCGATGTGTGACCAACACGAGTGACGATGGTGTCGAGTTCTTCAAACCCCATGTTCTGAATCTCGTCAGCCAACAAGATGGAGTTAGTGAAGGTTGTACCGCGAATGAAGCTGGTCGAAATGAATTCGATGTAGCCTTGCTCTGACAAACGGTCCCATGCATCCTTGCGGTTGAACAGGTCAGCACAGATCTGACGATAGGGCTGGATGAATGTCTCCATCTTCTCGTTAGCATCACCGGGTAAGAAACCCATGTCACGACTCTGCACAGAGCTACGAACAATAACAACCTTCTTGTAAGGGCTGCTCTTGTCCATCACTTCCTCAAGCGCTTTGTACAGGGCAATGTAAGTCTTACCTGTACCAGCAACACCATGCAAACACATGAAGTAGTCACCAGCGTTATAGGCATCGAAGAATTCCTTCTGCTTTACTGTCTTAGGCTGGATCGTTGCCATGTCATCGAGTCGCACACGCAAGCTATTGTTTTTAGTAGCTGGTGCTAGTGATTCGTGAGACTGTGCTGGCGCTGCTTTACGTTTAGTAACCATCAATACTTCCTTTGGTTGTGAAGAAGCCCCGACATGGGGCTTCTTAGGGGACATTATAGGCTAGTTCCAATCTCAGTGAACTCGAAAGTGAGTTGCCAGAGATGTGGATATGTCGGTTGTTCACGTAGCCATTCAAAGAACTTGTCTTGTGCTTCAGAGATGGTGTTTGCTTTGACATGCAACACACCTTTGAAGACGTTGCATTGGCTGTTGTAGTTGACGGTGAAGTTTCTCATGCTGCCCTACCCCACACATCATCCCATGTACCAGTCTGAGCACCCTTACTGTAGTCTGTCACCTTCTGCTCAAAGAACGAAGTGTGTGACACGCCCAACATACCATCAACCCACGGCAACGGATTCTTCTTAATCTTGTAGATCCCTTTCATACCCATCGAGATGAGGCGACGATCAGCAATGTAGCGAATGTATTGTTTCACTTCTTCTTTCGTGAGGTTTTCAACTTCCACCATACCGAAAGCAAGATCAATGAACTTGTCTTCAAGATCAACCATCTCTTGAGCAATCTCTTTAATGCGATCAGACGACGAATCATTTGGATGTTCCTTTACATATTCACGATAGACCTTGATCATTCCGTCAGCATGCATCGACTCGTCGGTCTGACTCCAAGCGATGATTTGTCCAAGCCCTTTCAACTTACCGTGACGCATGAAGTTGAGCAGCATAACAAAGCTAGAGAACAACTGCATACCTTCACCAAATGCCGAGATGACAGCAATCTTCTCAGACACAGGCATACCATCTAGGTTCTGAAAATACTTATGCTTCTCAACCATCTCACCGTACTGCATGAACTCATTGTAGGTTGACTCAGGCAATCCCAATGTCTCAATCAAGTGTGAATATGCTGCCACATGTAGTGCTTCTCTCGCAGCGAAACCACTCAACATCATTCGCACTTCTGAGTTTTTAAACAAAGGAATGTAATGGTCATGGTATGCAGCACCAATGTCCAAGTCACCTTGTGTAAAGAAGCGAAGAATCTTTGTCAGAAACTCACGTTCTTTTTCTGACAATTTAACTTTGTAGTCTTTAACATCTTCAGTCAACGGAACTTCGCTATGAAGCCAGTGACTTTGCTCATGTTGTAGCCATGCGTCATACGCCCAAGGGAAGGAGAATGGGCGAAATACTACGCTCTCTTTTGTTAGGTCGGGTTTTTGTTTCATATCTATCCTTATTCGCAAGCCAAGCAGGTATCACCATCTGCAATTTGTTTCAAATCAATTTCATCCTCAATACGTTGGCGTTTAATTTGAGCACCAACTTTATCAGCTTTACGTACCTTATCACTACGCAGATAGTACAGACTCTTCAGACCACTGCGCCACGCTAAAAAGTGAACGCTATGCAGATACTTCACAGACACATTAGCAGGGAAGAACAGGTTCACCGACTGTCCCTGATCAATGTACTTCTGACGATCTGCTGCAAGCTCAATCAACCATCGCTGATCAATCTCCATCGCTGTCTTATACACTTCCTTCAACTGGTCAGGCACATCCAGATGCTGAATAGACCCATCGTTCGCAATGATGGATGCCCATGTGTCGTCATCGTCCATACTGAGCTTAGCAAGTTCAGCTTTGAGGAAACGATTCTTGTACACGAATGCACCAGATAATGTATCCTGACGGAATACATTAGCGCGATAAGGCTCGATTGATGGGGACGTATTGCCCATAATCAGGCTGCTGCTGGCATTGGGAGCAATAGCAGTCCAATGGCTAAAGCGACGACGAATGCCACTGAGATGTGCATCAGGGCATTCGCCACGTGACGTAACCAAGATTGCATCACCAATCGTGCATTGGTTATGGATGTGTTTGAAGATTTCATTGTTGTAACTCTTAGACAATACACCATCAATGGCTACACCCTTCTTCTGCAAGAAAGCATGGAAGCCTAGTGTACCAATACCGATGCTTCGCTCCATCATCGCACTAGAACGAGCACGGGCGATAGAGTCTGGAGCATTGTCAATAAAGTATTGAAGTACATTATCAAGCATCTCCATAACATCAAGGATAAACTGCTTGTTGTTTTTCCATTCGTCATAGTATTCCAAGTTCAATGAAGACAAGCAGCATACGGCTGTACGTTTCTCGTTTGTTGGCAAGAAGATTTCAGTACAGAGGTTGCTACCGTTGATGGTTAGTCCTTTGTCTTTCAACCAAGACGGCAAAGCTCTGTTGGCTGTGTTGATGTAGATGAGGTAGGGTTCACCTGTCTGCATACGCAACTCAAGAATCTTCTGCCACAAATACTTAGCCGACACCACCTCAACAACTTCACCATTGGAAGGGTTGACTAGGTTGAAGCTGTCGTCTGCATTGTCATCCTTCATGCATCGCTCAATGATGTTCATGAACTCGTCTGTGATGTTGATGCCGTGGTGCAGGTTCAGTGTACGCACGTTCTGATCACCAGTGGGCTTACGCATCTCCAAGAACTGGATGATGTCGGGATGGTGAATGTCGAGGTAGGCAGCATAGCTACCACGGCGTGTACGTCCTTGACGGTAGGCCAATGAACTAGCGTCATAGATTTTCAAGTGAGGCATAACACCAGTAGACTTGTCATCGCTGTTACGAATACCAACGTGAACACCGACACCACCACCCATCATCGAGAGCCAGTTTGTCTCTGAAAGATTATCGACCAAACCTTCTGCACTATCATCCATGTAATTAAGAAAGCAACTAATAGGCAGGCCGCGCTTAGAACGACCAAAAGATAGAACAGGAGTAGAGTAGCTGAGCCAATGTTTACTAGAGTAGTCATACAGTCGCTGAGCATGTTCTTGATTGCTGGCAAATGACGCTGATACGAATGCGAATCGTTCTTGTGGAGATACTTCGTCATCTTTCATGTAGCTTTCTTTGAGTCGTTGCTTACCTAGTTCATCGAAAAGATTGTCTCGTGATAGGTCGATGTCAACTTTGTATTTCATTATACTGCCTTGGGTTAGTGGAAAAGAAAGGAGCCGAAGCTCCTTGTGTGTGGGAAGGGGTGGAGTTATATCACTCAGCGAAGATCGCCGCTGCCTTGCAAAGTACCATTGTCTTTTCGACCCCACAGTTTTTGCAGATTGTGTATACAAACTTCGGACATTGTGAAGCCGTGGTCTTCAGCAACAGCAGCAACCTGCCACATCACATCACCAAGTTCTTTCTTGATGGCAGTGTTGTATTGCTCAACATCGCCCCCATCTCGGCGCAGCTTAGCAGCCTTACCTGCCACTTCACCAGCTTCAGCGGCTAGGTTTAGCAGGGCATACTGACGATCCGCTGTAGGTAGGCGAAGCTTCATTGCTTCTGTCTGGTAGGTATCGATGTTCATTCTGTTTCCTGTGGTGTTGGTGTAGCTTTCTTACCAGCTTCAATGGCATCTGTGATGCAAGCGATG